TGATAATATGGCAAGGGAATCATTCTTGCCTACTGCTCGTAAATACAGTTCAGTAGTTAAGCATGGTGCTTTGGTAGATTATCATGCAAGAGGTGCTATTGCAGCATCAGTAGATTTGGTAGTATCTCGAGATGTATCTGGAGATTCTATTGGTGCTAAGTTAACTATACCTTCTGGAACTTTATTCACAGACTCTAATGGTAACAAATGGCTATCATCTAGAGACGTAACTTGGTATGCTAATGTAACTACTTGTAAAGTTCCAGTTGTACAACACGAATTATATACGGAAAGCCAGATAAATGGTATGGTTATACCTTCAGATGAAAGGGTAACTATTACTCTTGGTACACTACCTAATGGTAAGTATTACGAACATGGAACTATGAGTATGAAGATTGGTGGGGAATCTTGGGTATTGGTAAACACCTTTGCTTATTCAAAACCCACAGATAAACATTTCATGGTTACTATGGATGAGGCTTTAAATCCTTACATATTATTTGGTGATGGTAAATATGGACAGAAGCCTGCAGCTAATGCCAAGATATCTGAAGTTAAGTTTTACCTTACTACTGGTATCAATGGTAATGTAAAATCCGGTATGATTACTTCTGTACCTTCAGTTATATCCTCATCAGTAACTGATGCTACAGTATCTAATACTTATGCTGCAGGTGGAGGTTCATCCTATGAGAATTTTAGTATGCTCAAAGAACATATACCTTTGAGTGTAAAGACTATGGGAGTAGCCATTACCAAACAGGACTTCATAGACTTAGCTAAACTGGTTGATGGAGTTAGTAAGGCAAAGGCAGAATACGAATGCGGTAGAAAACTAATTGTATACATATCTCCGGATAATGGTGCTACTGCTGACTCTAATCTTATTCAAAAGGTATATGATGTATTACATCAGAACTCACCACTTACTACTTGGTTAACCGTTAAGTCTGCAGGTAAGGTAAACATTATCTTGGATGTAGAAGTTACTGGGAAGAAGTCTTATAAAACTTCAGAGATACAATCACAGATTCTCAGTGCATTATTTAATGCTTATTCTCCCGAGAACTCGGACATTGGTGGCAGCGTAAGAATTTCCGATATCTATGCACTTATAGATAATCTTGAATCGGTAGATTACTTACACTTGAAGAAGTTCTATACTAAACCCTGGCCTACTACAGTATACGGTAACAAGGAATTAATCCTTGGTCAATTCCAATTGGATGAGGCTAATGGTAGTATGTCTTACTTTATATCTTTCTCTTCAGGTACTCAATTTACAGTACGCTCAGTTAAGGGAGGCTTTTCTTATGATGGCCAAGTTGGTAAGACTACACAGATTCGAGATACTATAAATGGGTTTGTATTTGCATTGGATATCCAGAACAATGGCTATCAATCTGGATTTAGATATACCATAACCATTGCAGAACCTAACAAGGATTACACAGACCCGGGTTATAATATTCCGGTATTCGAAGACTCAAGTCAGTTAACACTTAAAGTAAACGAAATAGTATGATAAATCTTAAAAACCTAATTGATTTCTTACCTTTCGAATTTAAAGAGCAAGATACTTATAAAGTCGACGGTAAGGGCATATTAGAAAGATTTCTAGAAATATGTGGCAACTATTTCCAAGAAGATATAACTAAAGATATTGATAATATTCTAGATATAATCGATATCGATAAAACTCAGCAGAGGTATTTAAATTACCTCTGGGAGTTCTTGGGAGCATTGCCATTTGCTAGAACCGGAGAACACAAAGGAGTTCCCAACTTAAGTGATGAACAGATTCGAACTATCTTAAAATATTCAATCTCATTACTCAAGATCCGTGGCTCAAGAAAGTTCTTCGAAATTCTTTTCAATATGTATGGGTTAACTTGTACAATTACAGACCCAACAGATGGAGCAATGGATAAATGGGAAAAAGTAGACCCCTTATATGATACCGATTATTCTCAATATGACAAGTACAACTATGATAAGATTTATGGTTGTGCTCAATGTATAGAGG